TCCGCCGGCGCTGCGTCCGCCGGCTTCGCTTCCGAGAACCACGAGAACAGGCCGCCCATTTATGTTAAGACGGCAATTGAATTGAAAAAGCCCGGCGTCTACTTTCGCTCTGTTCCCCAACAGGCACTAACTGAATAGACTTACGCTTCGACGCCGGGCTTTTTCTTTTTTATTTTTTGGTTTTGGTTGCACGCTACAGCAGGCTACAGCAGGCAGAATGCTCGCTTACTCGGCGGCCGGGACCTTGACGTCCTTGAAGCGGCCCTGGCCGGCGACGCCGATGAGCACGTCGCCGGCGCCCTCGGACTGGCGGTAGACCTTGCCGCTGGAGAGCCCGATGAAGAGCTCCTCGCCCTCGAACTCGAAGGACTCCATGTCCTCGTCGTCGTCGGCGGCCGGTGCGGCGGCGGGCTCGGCGGGCTTGGTGAGGAAGGCCCGCATGTGGCCGACGGCGGCGAGCACCTTGAACTGCTCGGGCGTCATGGCGTTGGCGTGTGCGGCGAAGCGGTCCTTGAGCAGGTCGGAGACCGTGCCGCCGGAGGCCTCGACGGTCTCGGCGAAGAGCTTCTTGGCGGCCGGCGTCCAGGTGAAGTTGCGCTCGGCCTTGGCCCTGGGCTCCTTCTTGGGCGCATCGGGCTTGGCGGGCTGCGCCTTCTTGGGCTTGGCGGGCGTGGCGGGCGGCGCAGCGCCCCGGAATGCGGCGGCGAATGCGGCCCAGCCGACGGCGACCTGGTCGTCGGAGGCGGCCTTGTAGGCCTTCATGGCGGCCTTGAGCTGCTTGTCGTCGCCGCCGGCGGCCGCAAACTCGTCCTTCATCTTCTTGGAGACGGTGCGCTTGCGGTCGGACTTGGGCTCGGCGTCGGCGGCGGCGGGCTCGGCGGGCGCTGCGTCGGCGGACACGCTGTCCGTGGATGCGTCGTCGTCGCCTGCGGCGCCTGCGGCGCTTGCGGCGGCCCGGCGGCCGACGCCCCCGAGCACGTCGTCGGAGTCGCCGTAGGCCAGGCCGAGCTCGACGAGCAGGGCGTGGGCGAAGCGGCGTGCGTCGTCGGCGCCGGTCTTGCAGAGCTTGCGGCAGGCGGCGTCGATGCTCTCGGCGATCATGCGGTCCATGACGGCGCTCATCTTGGTGTCCATGTTGTTTGGGGTGGGTTGGTTGCTATAACTTTGGGGTAGTTATATTTGCGTGTGGGGGCTGTCGGGCTGCCTGGAGTTCCCCGGATCCGTTTTGCTCATGAAAACGGATCCCGGCGGGATGGGGTGTTTGAAAGTCTCGGCGACAGGATAAAGCAAGACAAAGAATGCAAACGACAGCAGCATACGATTTAAGCGGAGTAACGACCAGCATGTGGACAGATATACGGGCGACGACATCGTGGTGGGACGTGAGGGAGCCGCTGCCGGTGGTGCCGCCTTCGCCGCCGAAGCTGCGGCGCACGGACGGCGGCCGAGACGTGTGCATGCCGCTGCCGGGCGGACCGTTGACGGAAGAGGAGCTGGACGCAAAGATCACGCTGCTCCGGCGGCGGACACAGCGGCTCCACGATGGCGTGGAGCGGCTGCGGCGACAAATGCGCACCGAACTCAAGATGGATTGACCGAGTAACCCAAAATAAAAAAATAAAATAAAATACAGCAAAACAGATTCAAGTTTTTGCATGCAAACAAGCAATAATGAGCAATTCAGGCGACTGTTCGAACATTCTTGGCGCCCACAAGAGGCGGATACTGTGGGCGGCGGCATTAACACCGCCATCGGAGCCGGCGACACGCCAGCCCGGCCCGAAACTGCCTATATTTACGCAGACGCCGGTACTGGCGCCGCCGACGCAATCAACTCAATCAACAGGCGTGAGATAGACATGGTGACGATCGTGCCGTACGAGTTTTGTGTACTGGATGCGTAATTCAACGTGGCGCTGCAGAGAGGGCTGCCGGTGGTGATGAAGCCCTGGACGTAGCCCCACACGCCGTCGGGAATGCAGACGCCCGAATAGAGCTTCGTGGAAGCATAGTGGGCGGAGTAGGTCAATAGGGCGGCCCCTACGGTCTTGGTGATTTCATAGTACATGTTTTTGTTCTATCGTGCTTCTTTAAAGACAATTCGTTTTGCGCCGTATTTGATTGTGTAGCAGTATAGAAAGGGATCAAATGTCGTCAGGAGGTCGTAATGACCGTATGATTCCGATAAGCTCCAAACCGTACGATGATCGTACCACGGCGGCGGCTTTGTATCCGACCGATGTAGTAACTCATGTTGTAAACATAGACAGTCGGTTTCGCACGAACCCGGGATCCACGCTGCCTACAGACTTTATAGTGAAGATGCCTCGTCCGTACAAGAATGCACTGTCTGTTCGTCTAGCGAGTATTGAAGTCCCGAACGTATGGTATGAGTTCTCGGAAATTAAAAACAATTTGACGTTCAGCGTTACGTACAATGCATTGAAAAAAACGATAACGATTCCGGAAGGAAATTATACCGATATCGACACCCTATGCGCAACGATCCAGGTCCTTATGAATGAGGCGTACAGTATATCGAACGATCCGCCGCCCGACCCAGACGAGCGATTCATCGTTGCGAATGATATAATAACGTCTCGAGTAACGTTTTCCAAGAGCGACGGCAATGCGTTTACTCTTTCGTTTCCGAAAAATCCTACGAGGGCCTACGACACTGGATTGGGCTACAATCTCGGTTTCAAGAACGATACGTATTTTTTCAGACCGTCATTCACTGCAGAGATGCCGTCGGACATTATTGGTCCAAACTATATACTTATGCACGTTGATGACTTCGATAGCATTGAAACACTTACGTACAATGATACGACAACGACTGCATTCGCCAAGATTATGATTCAAGTCCCTAAAAATGATGTAATTTACGATACCGGACAAAATGCGGTGTCGAAAATGATACGCTTTCCTCAGCCTCAAAATGTAGCAACCCTCCGAGTTCGGTTCACGGATGCGTACGGAATGACAATAAACATGCAGACAAACCTTTCATTTACATTAGAAATATCGGAAGTTGTGAACTCGAGATTGTACGAGACGCAGCGACAGAGAATCCCTAACAACACGTGATATTGTTCGTATCTATGGACATGGATGCACATTTTAGAAGAAGCGTCTGCTCAAGTGCGTTCAAATTCGAGACGGCTTCGTTCGGCTTTGACTTATTTGTGATCAGATCGATCAAGTACGTCAAAAGCGAATTTTGAATGGCGGTCATGTCTTCGTTGTACACAGAACACGTGTCTCCAGCTTTCACGATCAGGTACGGCACGGCCTTGCGGATAGAACACGGTAGAACCGTATTAAATCCAATGGTTGACGATATCTTGTGCGACCTATACATGTTACTTATTCTTGAGAATTTAACTTATTAATGGCTGCTTCAAAATAGTTAAAATTGCGTTAATGTTTTCAATTTGGTTGGGCGTTAGGTTACCAGTCGGATAATCTTCCCCGAATGCTTTCGGATACACAATTTGTAAAATCACGGTAACATTTAGCTCTATTTTCATATTACCAATCGCCTTGTTTTCGAATAGTAGCGGTACCTTCATCATATAGACCCGTTCAATGAGGTTCACTGCGGTTCTTATCAATTTCACGAGGAAAGCACACTGCTCGGTCGCCTTGAAGGTGACGGTCGTACAAGGAGTGCTCGCCCCGACCTGGCCCGACATTATTCTTTCCAAAAAAAATAATCTGCGTTAGAAATACAACCAAAAATGTCTACAATCTCGGGTGACCAGCCTTCCGTGAACCTTTCCTCGGCCAATGTTACTCTTCTCGTTCCCCAGCTGTTCGAGCAGTCTATCTCGGGCGGTGAGAGCACGATTACGGTCTACTACGAGGACCTGACGGCCGTTGTGGATGTTCGCAAGACGTTCAACTTCAACATCCCGGTCTCGGCCCTCAACAACGTGCTCACGTTCGATGCTACGGAGGCCAACGCAGCGAACGGCGATATCGGTTCCTCGAACGTCAAGGTCGACCTCCGCCCGCTGGCGGCCGAGGCATCTCTGTCCAACTTTGCAAGCCAGCTGGACTCGGGTGCGAGCTGGACGAACACGTTCTCGCCGTCGGAGGAGACGGTTGCCGACAGCGCCGGCGTGACGATGCGTACGCCGTATGGCGACTACCGTGCGTTCCTGCGTGGTGCGGGTGCAGACAAGGTCGACACACAGGACGTCGCAGTTGCGGCGGAGACGCACTCGGACTGGGTCCAGCTGCCTCTGTTCAACAGCACCGCCACTGCGAGTGCACTGATGTTCTGCGCTGAGGACTCTACCCCCGCAGCGAACTTCTTCCGTAACGCCATGCGTGCGGGCCGCATCAACCACGACCTCGTCGCCAACAGCGGTGTTGGTGAGGGTGCGAACTCCAGCAGCAATAACCTCCACCTCACGCTGTCGGTGGGCGATGCGATTGCGGCGTACGTCAAGTTCAACGCCGAATTTTCCATCGAGTGGAAGCGTGAGAATGCGGGTCTGGATGCGGGCCTCGCCGCCATCTTCGCAGAGGATGCGGCGGCCAACAACTCGTCGGCCAACGGCCTCGAGATGCTCATCAACCGCACGCTGGTGACGCTCACGGATGCGTCGGAGTCTCGCAACGACTACTACAAGTTCGTGTTCACCGCCGTCGCCGACGAATAAGTATAACACGCAAATCGTAGAAGGTAGATAAATATTTTCACAAGGGGCAAACGCCCCGCTCTGAAAATAATTCCACAAAGGACACGGTCTGCGATCGAGTTGAACGATCGACCTTCCGGTAATAGTCGTTAGACAACGTAACAGCCAGACGCTCTAACCAACTGAGCTAGCAGACCAATGTGCGTCCGTTGGGAGTCGAACCCAAATCTAAACCTTGGAAGGGTTTTATTCTACCGTTGAAATACGAACGCTCATCTTATACAGTCCCATGTCCTTTAAATATGTTTTTTGTGGTTTTCGAGGAATCTCTGTCGTCATACAAAGACGAATGCCGATGGGTTCAGCAGTGGTCTTATTTGCGGCAGCGGCAGCACTCAACTTGACTGGCGTATCGATATGTTCGTCGGCCGGTGCACTCGCCAAGAACCTTGCGGCGTCGATCTCCACCAACACGCCGGCAAAGGGCGAGAATGTGACGACGGTATTTGACTTTGATCTAGATACTCCTATCACGGGTGGAACGGCGCAATATGCCGCCAGTCTGAACGGCTTTCCGTACTCGGCGAGCGCCCCGCTTTGCGACGAGACGCAGAAGTCAGGGGACCCGTGCCCCCTCGCTGCGGGGCACCACCACCAAGTATCGACGTCGACGAATTCGGTGAGTGGAAAACTGGTCACAAAGATTACCTGGGTTGACGAAAGCGATGCAGAGATACTCTGTGTAGAGATTGCAACGAAGACGGCGTGATAAACTCTCTTTAGAGTGTTAATGGAGGCCCTCGCAAAGTATGTTCGCCAGAACCGCCCGGCAATAGATCCGCTGGAGTACGATCGGCATATCCGTCTCCTGCTGAACTGGTTGGACACGCACAAGATTCGGGAGCGGGCCGTGTTTGAGGCACGAGAGGGCAAGGAGTATGCGGCGATGCTGCAGTTCGTGGAGGAGCGGACGGCGAGGGTTCCGGAAATCACAGACGAACTATTTCAACGGCTACTGTCGGCTCGCCGCCAGCCCGCTTCTTCTTCAGCGTCCTTAATCGCCGAGGGCGGCCGGCGGCGCAGTCAGGGCATACGTGCGTGATGCCGCCGCCCGCCCGGGTAGATTCTAAATACCTTTGTTTTTTCCAGTCCAGAGGGCTGTCCTCGTCCTCGTCATTATTCCGACGCCTTTTATCACCAACTCCTACGTTCTTTCGGGTCTGTCTTTCCAGACGCATTTTCTTAACAGGTCGCTCGGGCATTCCAATGTATCCTGGAAGCCTTTTTTCACCAACACGAGGCACCACTAGAGGTACGATTCTGGCCGAAACAAAGCGCATGCGAGCCATAAAGATCGGGATATAGCCCATGTCAATTCTATAGGTTTCCAGAGCCGTTTCAAGGTCGAGCTTGTAGTGTTCCCGTGAAATTTCAAGGAGTTTGTCCTCGACAGCCGCTGCCGCTTGTTCGTACGCCAACATAACGCCGTCATACGCCTCGTCGGTTATAACTTCGACGGAATCCTCAGCGACTTCTGGAATTGCATTGTATGCACCGGTTAGGCGCTCGTCTGCGTCGGCGAGGTCTCCGTATAGCCGCACGAACTCTGCTTGGTGATCGGGTATAGCACCGCCAATAACGGCGGCATCGTCTGGCTTATCCAAGAGTTCCTGAAGTTCCTTGGAAATAACGTCGTATGCAGCCAGTCCCGGACTCTCTGGAGCAGAGTCCGAAGCCGTGGACGCATTTAATTTAATAGTCGTTACGTCCTTCATAACCCAGGGAAGCAACGTCTGTACGCCAGAGAAGAGACCCTTCAACACGCTCTCGTTAAGAACTCCGTGGATGGATTTCCGGACGTCTTTTTGTACCCGCCGTCCGGACAACGCTTTTAGAGTTTCAATATCCGTATAAATATTTTCAAACGGCACGTCCGGATTGCGAACAAGTCCGTATTCTATGAGGGCCTGATTAAAGAATTTACGAACTTTTGCATGCGGTGTAATATTGTTGTTCTGCAGGACCTTCGTCACAATCCTAAAATTTTCCGCATCAATGCGAAGAATCTCCGCCTGCATCTGGGCTGATCTCTCGACAATACTTTCTGTCGTAATTTCGGCAGGCACGTCTTCCGGAATCGTATGTACTGCAAAGGGTACGATTGGAAGCTCCGTCCGCTGAATATCGTATTTCAACTGGCTCACAAACATTTTCCCAACATATTTGGCGAGTTTAAGTACGAGCGGATCTGCAGGGATTCCGTCGACAAACGAATAAAATTTATTCAATTCGTCATCAATATCCTTCAACGTCGACTCCTTCGTCGTACGTAGCATTTCAAACTGATTGCAGCAGTTTACGTAAAAATTGTATTCTTTGACCACGGAAACGTATGTCCGACTTGCGTTGACCCTTGCGATATCTGCACTGTTCACATTTCCTACCGGGACATTGAAAACCGTGACGGAGGATTTTCCGTTGACCGTGTGTTTGTAAAGGGAGATGTGCTTGTTCAGAAGGATCTGAAGCGCCTCTTCGCCATCGACAGTTCCGCCCACAATCAGTCCGGTTGCGGAAGCCTCCCGAGGCTGCTCGTAATCTGCGGATGTTTTTACGTTATATGCATAATTGTCTAGATCCGTGCGTGACCAGCTATTGTCGCTCAGAAACTTGAAGACTTCAAACATCTTATACTCGGAGTCTTTGAGATCGATCTTGTTCTTGGCCAAATAAGTGCGTTCAAGTCCATTCTTCGGCCCTCCAGTCAATATGATCTGCTTCAGGTAATCGTCTCGAATGAAATTTGCTAAAAAGGGGAGAGAAGGACCCGATGTTTTCCCGGCGAGGTTCTGAGGAGGTAAAGCTTTATCGTTGTTAGAAACGTTGTATGCAAAATCACCGTTTCGTAGTGTTCCGGAAAGAGATATGACCGTTTTGCCCTTCATCGGTAGATTGAAGAGGCCAAACACGTGAGGCGTATCTAGGCTGCACGGGGGGTCTATACTCAGCTTGTCGCTTGCGGTCGCCGAGTCCAGGACCGTTGTTCGCATACCGCAGCCGTTTTGTAATTTTTCGCCGATGCCGGGACCTGCATCTGCGTAATAGTACTGGTCTTTCGTGGATCTCCCTGACGCTGCAACCATTGTTTCGATGAGTTCCTTGAACTTAGGGTGTTCCTTCTCGATATCAAACTGGGAAGGAAGCTTATCGAGTGTGGGGATTTCTGTACGAGCATCGTAATAAACGTTTGTGATATTTTTAAGAACGTCGACTCCGGTGAAGAGCTGAGGACAGTTCGTAGTCAAAATTTTCCGAAGTTCTCCTTCAACGTCGCTGATTGCAGAAAGACCGGCTCCGACCATGATTTCAAGAACCGTCCACACACCGGGACAACCTGGAAAATTGGTGATGGGTTTGCGCAGGTACACGTCTCCCGGAACAGCACTTTTTGCCCGTGCCGAATCTCCGAAATCATGATAGGCGTCAAACAGCAGTAGCATCCGCATCACGTGTTCGGCATTCTCCCAGTCGAATTCACCTTCATTCTTTCCGAACAGTATGTCCCGATCGGACGGTAGTTTCCGAGACGCAGCTTTTGCAGCCGCCGGAATATCGCTTTTCACAATTATCGGCAGTTTAGGTCCCTTGGCCATACCACACTCTATTACATTCAAACCACAATTATTCGTGCAGAACGAATCGCTGCAAAGATATTAGAGCCGCAACATATAAGAATACAATGTCGATCGTAGGCGTACAGTTCGGCATCACGTCCCCCGAGGAGATCCTCCGGCGCTCCGTCGTCGAGGTCGTCACCGACAAGACGCACCAGGGCAACAACCCCGTTCCGGGCGGCGTATTTGACGCCCGGCTCGGCGTCATCGAGAGCGGCCGCATCTGCCCCACCTGCAAGCACACCAACCTGCAGTGCCAGGGTCATTTCGGACACATTACGCTCGCCCGCCCCGTATACCTCTATCAGTTTCTCGAATTCACAATCAAGGCCCTAAACACCGTGTGCCTGAACTGCTCTGAGCTTTACGTTGCCGGCAGCGACCCCGCCGCACAGGCGCACTACCTTGACTCCGAGCTGTTCGGTATGGATCGACTGGCGGCGGTACGCAAGGATACGGTTGCGGCAATCACGAAGGCGTCCAAGAACAACAAGCTGCCCGTCGCCTGCCCGTCCTGCGAGACAACGATGCTTCGCAAGATCGAGAAGGTCCAGGGCACCGTCTGCACGCTGCACGGTCAGATGACGGGAAACTCCGAAGATTTCGTACCCATTCAGTCCGAGCTCGTGCTCCGCTGCTTCCAGCGCATGTCCGACACCACCATCCGCATCCTCGGCTTCGATCCCAAGTACAGCCGCCCTTCGTGGATGGTCTGCACCGTTCTCGCCGTCCCGCCCCTCACCGTGCGCCCACCCGTCGTCATGGACGACAACCAGCGCATGGACGACGATCTCTCGCATAAGCTCATCGACATTGTCCGCAGCAACCAGAAGCTGCGTGAACAGATCGACAAGGGTCAGTCCCGTGACTACATCGAGCAGCACACACTCCATCTGGAATTCGACGTGGCCACCTACGTCGACAACGACATCAAGGGCATGCCCCCCGCAGCGCAAAGGTCCGGCCGACCACTCAAGACCCTCAAGTCTCGGTTGGGCTCCAAGACCGGCCGTGTGCGTGGAAACCTCATGGGCAAGCGGGTCGACTTCTCCGCCCGCTCCGTCATCACGCCCGACGCCAACATCGACGTCGACGAGCTCGGCGTGCCCGAAGAGATTGCCGTGAACCTCACCAAGCCCGAGATCGTGACGCCCTACAACCGTGACCGTCTCATGATGTACGTGCGCAACGGCGTAAAGTACCCTGGCGCCAAATCGGTCTTCATCAAGGAGGAGAAGCGCATGATCTCGCTGCGCTACGTCAACCCGGACATGATCGATCTGCACGAGGGTGATGTCGTACACCGGCACATGATCGACGGCGACTATGTCCTCTTCAACCGGCAGCCGTCGCTGCACAAGGGCTCGATGGAGTGCCACCGGGTCAAGGTCCTGCCCTATTCGACCTTCCGGCTGAACGTCAGTGCGACGAAGCCATACAATGCTGATTAACCCTTAGAGTCAGCAACAGGTGAATGCCGGTGCGGTTGAAGCAAACCCCGCATTGGAGAAACATTGTAACTGCTTCCGTTGGTATGGGCTCGCCACCTATATCTGCGATATAATCATCTAGTCTCGCTCTTCCAGACAGAGCAGGCAAGACCCTCAAACTCAGGGAAACTCCTAAAGCTTGTGGATACGAAGCCGGTGCGGAAACGCATCGGTGGTGCGGGGTAATGCCCTAGCAGTATCGTGATAACGCCACAAGATGCGATCCTAGTGTGGAAAGCAATGGACAATCCTGATCCAAGCCCCTGTAAAATGGGGAAGGAGCAACGACTTGACGGGGGTCGGTCCGAAAGGGCTTAAGGTAAAGTCTAGTCCCTACCGAAAGGATGGGTATCGACGTTTGACGGCGACGAAATGAATTTGCATCTCCCACAAAGCATAGCAGCCGAGACGGAGCTTCTGCAGCTAGCCTCGGTCCTTCGCTTAATTATCAGTCCTCGGGAGAATGCTCCTATCATTCAAATGGTGCAAGACACACTCACGGGTGCGTTCCGTATTTCAAACCCAAAAACTAAAATACCCGAACACGTCGTGATGAACATCATGGCGAAGCTTCGGCGCCCCCTATCATCATTCAAACCCACTGGAAAGAATCATACAGGTATGGACGTGATTTCGGCCGCCTTCCCGCTCATGAACTTTAACGAGCGGGTAACGATCGAGAACGGCCGGCTGACGAAGGGCCTGCTGAAGAAGGGTGCGTTCAACACGACCTCGGAGGGCGTTCTACACGTGCTGTTCAATGACTTTGGTCCGCAGAGGTGCGGCCAGTTCATCAACGAGGTACAGTCCATCGTTACAAAATTCAATATGTATACGGGGTTTTCGACGGGTGCGTCCGATCTTGTTTCGAACCCAGAGACGGTGGAGTTCGTGGCGGCGACGCTGGCGGAGGGGCGGCGGCGGGTGCAGGAGATTCTGACGGACGTGCATGCGGGTCGGTTCGTCAACATTTCGGGGCGCACGGACGGCGAAGAACTGGAAAATCAGATAAATAACACGCTGAAGGATATTTCGGCCAAGATTACCGACCGGGTGTCGGACACGCTGCCTCGTGAGAACCGGCTCGTGCAGATGGTCGAATCGGGCGCCAAGGGAAGTAGCTTGAACATCACACAGATGATTGCGCTGCTGGGGCAGCAGATTATCGACGGCAAGCGAGTACAGTACACACTGAAGGACCGGTCGCTGCCGCACTTTACCAAGTTTGACGACGGCATTGAGTCGAGGGGGTTTGTCGAGAGCTCGTTTGTGCAAGGTCTGCGTCCGGCCGAGTACTTCTTCCACGCCATGGGCGGTCGTGAGGGTCTTATCGACACAGCAGTCAAGTCGGTCACGGGGGACACGCCGATCATCATCCTCGAGAACGGTGCGACGCGGTATGTGAGAATCGGCGACTGGATCGACGGCAAGTTAGCCGAGAATGCCGAGGACGTGAACCACTTCGAGGAGAAGCAGATGGAGCACCTCTACACAGCGGGTTCCTGCTTCATTCCTACGACGGATCATACGGGAGTTGTAACGTGGGGCGATGTGGTGGCGGTGACGCGGCACGATCCGGGCGAGCACCTCTACGAGATTACGACACAGGGCGGGCGGCAGGTGATTGTGACCGAGTCCAAGTCGCTGCTCATCTGGAACCCTGCGACAGAGCAGCTGGAGGAAACGTCGACGCCGAGCGTCAAGGTGGGCGACTGCACTCCCGTGACCATGCGACTCTGCAGCCCTGCATCACCGACCAAGACTATCGACATGACGACACTTTTCAAGAAGACAGAGTATGTATATGGTACAGACTTTAACCGTGCAGTCTGCATGATGCAGGAGGCGATGGTGGGTCGCCTGCACATTCCGGCGAGATGGTGGGAGGAACACAACGGTCGTGAATTCACGCTGCCGTACAGCAAGAAGGCGTCGCTGGTGCGTGCCTGCTGGCGCTCGGTGGGCGTCCGCAACGATACGGTCTACCCATTCCATGCGACGCGGGAGTGCGGCGAGATCCCCGCAGCGTTCGAGCTCGATTACGAGAACGGCGTGTTTGTCGGTCTATTCCTCGCCGAGGGTAACGCTTGTATCGAATCGGGCAGTGTCCAGATCACCAACTTGAACGTGGCCGTACAAGACTCGGTCAGTAAGTGGTTTGCGAAACATAAAATAACCCATCGCAAGACGTCAAAGGTCAACCATATTGGCGGAACATCCGAGGCCATCGTCGGGTCGTCGAGGATGCTGGCTCAGTTCCTTACGCACATTGTGGGCCATGGGGCGGCCGAGAAGCACGTGCCCGATGCAGCGTTCGGAGCGTCGGACGAGTTTGTGTGCGGACTGCTGTCGGGCTACATCTCGGGCGACGGTCACGTGTCTGAGAACTCCGTGGAGGCCTCTTCGGCGTCGAAGCGGCTCATCGAGGGCATCTCCATGCTGTGCTCTCGCATCGGCGTCTTCGGAAAGGTGTTTACGACACAGCTCAAAGAGAACAATTTACAGACTGAAACAATTGCACCGGCGCACCGAATTTCCGTGCGGGCGCAATGGGCTCGCATCTTCGCCGAGCGGGTTGTCCTCGTGGACGACAACAAGCAGCACAAACTTATCAATATGAAGCCTTCTCTCGCCCACCGCAACTTTGAATCGCTGCAGGATGTGATTCTCGACCCGATTGCGGAGATCCGAAAGTTGGGCGTCGAAGAGTATCCGAAGGTGTATGACCTCACAATTCCGTCGACGTTGAACTTTGGACTGGCGAACGGTCTGCAGGTTCGGGACACCTCGGACACGGGCTACATCCAGCGCCAGATGATGAAGACGATGGAGGACATGCATGCGGCGTACGACGGTACGGTGCGCAACAACACGGGCGTCATCATCCAGTACCGCTACGGCGAAGACGGTGTGGACTCGACGCAGGTGGAGTCGCAGCCCATCGACCTGTCGCTACTGACGATGGAAGAGATATATCGAAGGTACGCACTCACGGCGGCAGACGTTGCGGCGGTGAGTGACCACGACGGGAGTCAGCCTCCCGACCTCGTCGAGGAGATCCTGCGTGATAGAGATATGTTGGTGAACGAGGTGTTCTCGCACAACAAGAAGTCTGGCGTTCTGGCGCCGGTCCATCTCAAGCGCCTCATCGACGGCTACCGCAATCCGTACTCGACCAAGACAGACTTGACGGCAGCTTATGTCGTCGAGGAGCTGACGAAGCTCATCAAGGAGCCCTACATGCTGCAGAACCGGCTGTTCCACTGCCTGCTGCGGTTCTACCTTGCGCCCCGCCGGTGCATCCTCGAGTATCGCATGACGCAAAAGATATTCGACGAGGTCGTGAAGGACATTCGCTACCGCTACATCAAGAGCCTGGTGCACCCGGGCGAGATGGTGGGCGCTCTAGCGGCGCAGTCTATCGGCGAGCCGACGACGCAATTGACGTTGAATACGTTCCATTCAGCCGGCACTGTAAAGGCCGGTGCGACGCAGGGTGTGCCCCGCATCAAGGAGCTGCTGGGCGTGTCGAGGAATCCGAAGAAGCCGCTGTGCTTTGCGTACCTGGCCCCGGAGCTGTCGACGAACCTGGACCACGCCATCATGATGATCCGTGAGATCCAGAAGACGACGGTGCGGGACATTACAAAGTCGGTGCGTATGTATTACGACCCCTTCCCTCTGACGACAGACACGAAGATTGCGGAGGACCGGGAGATCCTGCAGAGCTACCAGGCGTTCTCGACGACGAACACGGTGGAATGCATGTCTCCGTGGATCATGCGGTTGGAATTCGACGAGACGGCGATGGCCTCTCGGAGTATTCAGGACATGGTGGCGATCCAGGATGCGCTGATTGCACAAGGTGAGGTTGCACGGTGCGTGTACTCCGACACAAATGCGGACAAACTCATGTTGCGTATCGTGTTTGCACCCGATGTCGTAAAGAATATGCTGACGCTGCGGTACATGGAGGAGCGAATCCTGGACGTGGTCATTTCGGGCGTCGACGGGGTACAGGGCGTGTACCAGCGTGACGTGAACAGCGAGGTTCTCTGGGACGACTCGATTAACGGGTACGTGTCGAAGAAGCAGCACGTTCTCGATGTGGAGGGCAGCGGTATTCTCTACAGCCTGATGGCCTTCCCGAACGTCGACCCTACCCGGACGTTCAGTAACGACATACACGAAGTGATGGACGTGTTTGGCATTGAAGCGGCAAGGCACGCATTGTACGACGAGTTCTGGGAGATCCTCAAGGTGCCGTACGTGAACTACCACCACATGTCGGTGCTGCTGGACGCAATGACGTACCAGGGGCGTCTGGTATCCGTAGATCGGTTCGGGATGGGGAAGCACGACAATGGAGTTCTGGCCAAGTCCTCGTTCGAGGAGACGTCGAGAATTCTGTTCAATGCGGCGGTATCCTCCGAGTTTGACCCGATGAAGGGTGTGTCGGCCAACATCATGTTTGGGCAGAAGGCGCCATGCGGTACGGGCATGGTGGAGATTCTGCTGGACGAGACCAGACTGCCCGAGGGCGAAGAGGAGTTGTTCCAGGATTACCGAGAACAGCTCCCGCCGAGTGTTGTCGAGCCTGCAGCAGCTGCCGCATCGTCCTCCGGCAAGGAATGCAAGGTGGAGGATATTGCGATGTGGTAGTTAAGCGAGCCTGCAGTTCGTTTCTAACTGACGTATCAAAATACCGTCGAGTTCTTGAGTCGATAAGCTCTTGTAATTGTAAATTATGGTTCGGAAGAAAAAGTACTCATACAGCCCGAGCATCAGAATCATACATGCATTGTCGGCAAGTATAATTTTCCAGTGAATGCGAATATTGCGATACCGTGCTGCAGTCACAGATATGGAGAGGCATAGTAGTAGGACCGCTACGTATACCCACGCTTGAACCTGCAGGATATCGTTGTAGGTCAAACGGGCGGCGGCGGCTTTTTCCGCATTGGCGAGCACATGAGTTGAGTTTAGCAGTGCATTTAAGAGTTCGGAAATCGCCGCTGTTGTGTTTGGGGACCAAGAGGAACATTCTGCAAGGGTTCCGATGAGATAGGATTCGACCGTGTTTTGAATACCAGCATCCTCGGATTTTGAAACGATGGCGAAGAAAAATATCGTTTCAAAAATACCTATGAATGCAATGTGTAGCATAAATGAGATGCATCGTTTTACATACTTGTTCCGGACGGGCACGACGATGGGGGTCATCGGTTGTTCGGGCATGAAAAAGAATGAATCGGAGTAGGAGGGCTGCCTCCCGGACATTACTCACTCGTTGCGTTTATTTCTTGTAGGTCTTCTTTGCCTCCTTCATGGCGTCGCCTAGGGACATTGCCTCGTTCCCCTTTTTGTTTTTGATGGACATCACGTGCTCCAGCCACGGGGAGCGCTTGCCGTTCTTCCGGGTCTTGCTCCGCCGACGTCCGCCGACTACTGCAGGAGGGGGAGGGACCCGCACCACGCCGTCGGAAAGCTGACCGGCAGGGGCGGAATTGGGGTCGTAGACTCCACCGGCAAATTCATAGAGAGCGCCGCCCTTCTTGGATTTGCGGCTTGCCTTACGGCTGCGCCGGCGGCGCCCGCCCATGGGGGGCATCATGCCGACGAGTACACCGCCCTTCTTGGACTTGCGCATGCTACGGCGGAGTCCGCCCTTTGCAGCGGGGGCGCCTGTCTGCGGGCCGCCATTTACAAGTCCGATATCGGAATAGGGAAGCTGTTGGGGGTTCTCGGTAGGTCTGCTCATTGTACCTCCACTAGACTTTATTTAGAGTACGGTGGGTCTTTACGGGCTCAATTCTATAACTTCCGATCGGGCTCGACATTTCTTTGGGACCCAGGGCCAGTGCAGGGTCCTGTTGAACGACTGGCTTCTCTGTGACGACCTTGTAACGCATGGGCTCTGGCTTAAGATCGAACGGGCTTTCCAAGAACCTCCCTACGTAAATGTCCATGTTACTATCAAGACTACCGTAGTTCATGGCGACCCACTGGCATCCATAGGTGAAGGCCAGCTCAGGGCTTCTGTTTTTCAAGTCTGTTGCATCTTCATCGGGCACGACCATCGTAATCTTACGGCGATTGTAGTCAATATCGCCGCCGGGTTCGTAAGACTGTGCGGCTTCCGTGTGCGTCACTCGTCGCAGGCTCGATGTCCCCCACGCCATGTTGACGAGCTCATCCATCGCTGTGCGCTTCGTATTCGTGCCGCTTATGATAACGAGCTTGCCCATAAGATTGCATACAGGTTCGATAGCGATGTCCCTGCGACCGTAGCTGTATTCAGAGGAAAGCATGAACTTGCGAAGCGTCGTCTTGAGTATTTCCGCACAGTCGGTCATCGACGTGCTGCTTTCCGTGTGGATGTTGAGCGACAGCACGAACGGGTTCTTTCCACCCACCGTGTCGTCGGCGAAGGCTGTGTTTGCAACGGCAACGCAGCACTCTTCCAGCGGTATCGTGTTGTACGAGAGCATCTGGTTGTTCTTCGACCCGTAACCGACGACCGGCTTCTTGTCGACAATGTACACGTGCAAATCGACGAGACGCACGCCCGCCTTGATGACCTTGACTATGGAGTCAGAATACACATAGTCGTACACGGATTTTCCGGCGTACATGGAGAGGGCAGATGACGCCATGTAGTAGTCGCAGAGGGCGTAGTCGTTGGGACAACCGATCGGGGAACCGCTTCCAAACCCCTCCTTCGTCGCCGCAGGTGTATCGACATATGCGTCGAGGTTCTGAGTACCGTACGATGAATCGGGAGGGTACGGGTAGTAAAATACGAAGAAGAGGCATACGATGAGGATGGCGGATACAAAAATAGCGCTCAATGTATACCCCGACATTACTACTAACTGCGACGATCTTTATACTTGAAAAATAGCGGACGCATGCGCATCACGACATCGTCGGGGACTCGCTCGGCCATCGGGATGTTGAAGAGAGAGCAGTGTAGAAAGTATATACAGTACATGCCGCATTGCGAGTCCTTGTATTGATGGCGGATCGAGTTATATCGGAGGTCCATCGGCTTTTTGAAGATCTTCATGTCGTCTATCTGCTGTTTCCACCGCTGCATGAGCCGCTGAATTTCGGGTTCGGGTTTTTGAGCATAGGAATCGAAATACGTCATATGGGGCGTGCGAAGATCGTCTCGAAAATCGGCAAACGCTGCGATCCAGTGTTCTCCGGGTCCGTCATGGGGGTCGGTGTTGAAGACAATTCCAACCTTACGATACCCCTTCTTATAGAGTTCATCGATTCGCATGCTACATAGAGAGGATACTAAGCACTGCCCGGTGCTTTTATGGAGGTCAAAGTCTATAGGGACGCTGCCCACATAGTAGTAGTCGGGTATGACGTCACTGTAGTATTCTTGAGTTTTGTCGATATCGTCCGATGAAAGCCACTCTGCGTCGTTTTTCGACCAGCTGGAAGGGGCCGTGGGCTTTTTGACGAGGGCGTGCACGACGCATGCCTGTGTACCCTTATCGCAGACAGTTTTGAGCCGATCCGTGATCTCTCGCCACACGTTTGCTCCTTTCGGGATGGCCTTTTCTCGAGGATGTTCCTTATTATATGCCTTGCGAAGTGCCTCGACTTCGTCGGCGTCCATTGTTCAAAACGGATGTTTGTTTTTACATCGTTAAAGACGGTATACGGCGTAGAATGAATACAACGCAAATTGACCAGCGTGATCTCGTCAAGGCGGTGCGGACGTTTCGGGACTGCGACGACAAGCTCAAAGAGTTGAATAAGCAGGTGCAGAAGCTACGTGAGTCGAAAAAGTTGGCGGAAGAGGAGATGTCGGATATTTTGAAGAGGTCGGTGTTTGCGACCCTGGACAATTTAGATCTACCTGATTCGGTCGTAAAGATTCAGCGCCCAGATACGTGGAGCAAGCCGTGGTCTCTCAGCAAGCGGGATTTGGATACGTTGATCGGAGAGTATTTCCGAGGCATAGGGACCAAGAAAGAAGCAGCGTCGTGCTTCGAGTTCATCGTAGAACGTCGCAAGCGTGATTTGGTTTCGAAAGAGTTCTCATTTACACGAGTGCTCAATGTAACCGATAACGATGGCGACGCTGGAGATGACGGAGACGAATGAGCTGATTCGATGGCTGAAGAAGCCACTGCAGGATGGACAGACGTCTGAAGATGAAATACGTTACCTTTTTTTGGATCTCGAGGACCGTCTCCAAAAAAAGAGCTTACTGCGTTCCGACTTTAAAAAATATAGAACACTTCATTTTTCCGAGCTTTGTCGAAATGTCTTCAGACACTCAACTGTCGGCTCGCACTGAGCGAATTCTTACGACGTTCCGAGAGGCACACGATGGACACTCTGGACGTGAAGAACTCTTTCGAAAATCATGCCCGTTCTGTCAGATTATGATCGAGGAGCAGATTACGGGCATTTATTCAACAATCGAGGCCACGCTGCGCCCATCTGTTCTGGAGGCATGGAAACACTGGGACAGGCATGGCTACCCGATCGCAAATGGCGGTTGTTCCTTCGAGGAGTTTTTAGGCGATATCGTATATGCTGCGTTCATAGACTGGGTCCAGCCACAGTATGTGGACGACGTTGATTTGACCGACGAAGAACTCCTCGAACACCCTTACGTCCGCCAAAAAATACGAGAGTAAGAGTATAAAGCCATCATGGATGAGATAAAAACCGGAGGACGTCATCGTAAGTCGCACACGAAGAAGCATCGCAAGAGTAAAAAGCGGGGAGGGTCTATGGTCGCAGACGTGCTGCTTGCCGGTGCGGCGGTGGGTGCGGCATTCTATGGTCGTCGCAAGTTCACTCGCAAGCACGGCGGAAAGCGGGCTCTGCCGAAGCGCAAGACTAACAAATCACTTGTATAGGCGGGGCTTCGAATCCGTTAAAGTTCGATTGTGAAACCCACGAATATGCACCAATATTGGAAACTTTCAGGATGTCTGAATCGTCGATCTCTTTCGGCAGCCACACATCTTCGGCAATCACGTCGGCGGAATCACACGTCCGTCCAAAAATAGTATGTTGAAGCATCTCAGAATATGGCTTTCGAGTGGTACAGCTAAATGATGGTTTAAATCCGTCAAATAGCACGCCGGAAAACACACCATACACCGATTCATCGACAGTGATGCTGCGAGTTCCGTCGGGCAGAACCTTGCGCCCGATGACGGGGACTTCAAGTGTGCAGCTGTTTTCGGCGAAGAATCGCCCTGGCTCTGAAATAACCGTCTTGAATGGCAGAGTTCGAATTTCTTCACGTATGAGCGGAGCCAGTTCGTTTCGGAAGAACTCGTCTTTTTCCGGATTTCCAGAAAAACCCCCACCGATATCGAGGATATCGGGTGTGAATCCGGAATTGTTCCAAAAGGAGTCTATAAATTCACGGACAGTGTCGAAAGCAGACTTGTAGGCTCGGGCAGACGTGCAGTCGCTGCCGACGTGAAAGGCTATTCCGTTTATGCGAAACGGAGGTTCACGGTATTTGAGTTCGTGGACATTGCGGATATGGAACCCGAACTTTTTGTTGAGCGGGATCCTTGCGGCGCCCTTGTCGTCGACAAAGATGCGAAGGATCGGCTTGGGAGCACGAACAACTTCATAAATTTTCAAAAGTTCTGGAAGACTGTCGAAGGTTACACACTCTACATTCGCTTCAGAGAGTTCACGCCGAGACTTGCAAGGGTTGGCGTAAATTATGTCTGACGACCCTACCCTGCGAACTGCGGCGATTTCCTGAAGAGACGCACAGTCAAACCCGCATCCTCCTCTATAGAGTTCTTCGAGGACGGGCGGCAAGTTATTGCATTTGACTGCGTAATGTGGACGGATCATAGGGAGGCACTCGTTCCATAAGCGAATGCGGCTGCGAATGTTCTGGAGCGACACCCGAAAAACTGCCGACAGCGTTATTGATGAAGTCCGAGAAGATTATTTAAACCATAGTTACATTCTTATATAATGGAGTATCTTCCCTACAATCCTAAAAATATTGCCCTGACTGCAGATGATGTACGACGCATCCTCTGCAGGCCGGAGTATACCGTTCGGAACATTGCTGTTTTCCAGAAGGCAATGGTTCATACGACCTACGTAAAGCGATCGGAATACACGACACTGACCGGAGAATTAGCGGTTCTAGGCCCCTGTCCGCCCGGGGTTTTCGATCTACAAGCAGAATCCTACGAGCAGCTCGAATTTCGTGGTGATTCCATACTGGGTGCCGTTGTGGCCAACTACCTGTGCGAGCGTTATCCTTCAGAGACACCTGGATTTCTCACCAACACCCGCAAGCTGATTGTCCGCAACAAGACGCTCGGCATGCTGGCCAGAGACAAGCTCCATCTTGATAAATTTTTCGTAATTTCGAAGCATGTCGACGAAATGAAACCGGAACACGGACGTCAGAACATCGAAAAGCTAGGCGATGTTCTAGAAGCGTTCATTGCGGCTCTCTGGATTGACTCTGGAAACGACTGGAAGGTTGTGTCTGGATTCATCATTTATTTGATTGAGACCTATCTCGACATTCCCCTGCTTCTGCGGGAAGACGACAATTATAAGGACCGGATGCAGAAGCTGTGCCAGCAAACGAAGCAGTTCACGCCCATATACAAGATGATTTCGGAAGAGGGAGGATTCACCATGGCGGTCTGCAAACCGACAGGGGAAATCATTGCGACGGGCACAGCGGCGACGAAAAAGCAGGCGGAGCAGTATGCGTGTCGGGCCGCACTTCAGGTTTATTCACGAGACATCACGAAGTAGGTGCGTCAGACGACGGCGGAGCATCGGCGGCCACGATGGATTGGACGACTTGCGCCACCTTCTCGACCCCGGCTTCCAAGTCGCTGCTCGTAGGGAGGGGCGCCTCCACTGCGGCGTGAACTGCTTTCTCGACTTGGCCCGTGGAATCGACGGCCTTGAGTGCTGCGTCGGCGATGCCGGAATCTACGACAGCCTTTGCGGTTGCTTGGATTTGGTCGACGTTGACGCCACGCTTGCGAAGGTAGACGACAGCTGCCGCAGCTGCGGCAGATAGGGCGGCAAGTAGGATCCCTAGCGAAACACCTCCAAGAATCACACCCGAGTTCGAAGTCGTGTCTTCAACGATGATGGTGGTGGTATTCATTATATTTATATATACCTCGATGTTAAAACACTGCTAACGTACGAGCCTCGAATGAGTAAGTCGGTACGTCCGACGGTGATTTCGCTGCCGTCTGCCGTTCCTGCACGTCTTGCCTTTCCTACACGAGCTCGAATACTCCGAGTAACGACGCATACATGGTCGCTTACTGCCTGTCGCCCTGCAAAGCTCCCCCATGAGCTTCTTAAACCATGCGATGAGGGACGCACGGTCTGTAAGATCCAGAGAATCCTTATATCTTCGGGTAATGTTGCGCAATTCCGGGAATGGATATACGTCCAACAGAGCCTCTAAAAAGTTACGATATGCATCTCTCTTTTCCGAAGTAACATCCTTATAGTTGAAGACGACGCAGAACAAAAAGTCCATTCCGGGAGGAACGGACGGCTTCTTTTTAAGAAGTTCCTCGTAGTGTGCTTTAATATCTGCGAACGGCGGGTCGTCGGGAGGACATATGACGTTTGGATCTTCTTTACACTGGTCTCGAAGTTTCTTATTCACCCGATTGTGAAGATCGTAGAGCCATCGGTCGGCAGGTTCGTGATATTTGAATTCGCTCGACATGAATTCTATCGTGCTTTCTCGACAGAATCGGCACGGGAGGATGTATTGTTGGGCTATAAATACCTGTTTTTTACCTGCATGCGGAAGATCTTCGGCGGCGATTAGATGTAGCAGTTGCCAGCCAGACGGCCCCCAGAAGCGGGTATCCATGTATGTATCACTATTATATCTAGATATTATATTGATTGTTGAGGCGTAGAGAATAGACAGCACGAGCTATAAACATGTTAATTGATTAAAATAGACGCTTGGTAATAATGACGGAGGTGTCCGAACTTATTGTACTGGCGTGTGCGGTATATATCGGCACGGTGTTTAAAGAGTTCATGGTCGTCTTCATGAGTGGATTCGTGTATCCCGCTCTGCACATTTCAACAATTCATTCATTCTTCGGAAATAACGAGATCGTGCAGCGTCTCATCGATTTTATCGTAGGGTTGGTCGTTGTCGTGCTGATTATTCGGGTGGCCCAGAAGCCATTCTTGAAACTTATATCCGCAGTAGGTAAGTAAATAGACAATGAGCGGGGGTATTATGGATTCAGTGACGTCCTTTGCAGGGAACGCATGGGCTGCGGCAAAAAACACTGCGGTGGCGGGATATGAGAAGGTAAAGAATGTTGTGTCGCCGCCCCAGCCCCCGCCCGTCGGGGTCGGTCAGGAACCTGCGCAACTCGGAGGCCGCCGCCGGCGTAAGAATAGCAAGAAGTCGACCAAAAAAGCGTCAAAGCTCCGGGCGACGCATCGTCGTCGCCGTCGAAGTTAGACCAACGGGCATTTTAATCGAGCACTGCAATACTAGGTCTAACCGACACATTATTCGACATCGTTCCGCATCTGGAACGACTTCCAGCCGCCGTACGGATATTTTCCGAACCGCAGTTCAATCTCCTTAAGCATTTCGGGGACCTTCCAGTCTCGAGTTCCCCGATTTGTTTCCCACCAAGCCTTGAATATATCCGTTACGTTGTTCTTACGAATGGCGATGGGATCCTCGCCAGGCATGACCTCTCTCGTGCATTCGTTGATGAACTTGGTAATCGCATTGTTCTCCTCTCGGTACTCCTTTGTGTACTCCAGAACCTTCTCGGGCGGAACAAGGTTCTCGTTGCGACTCTCACGGTATAGATGGATCATGTACGCCAAGAAGCAGCGCCCCCATTCCTCGGACTTGACCTTGCGCTCGATCGACGTGTCCATCTTGAACTGATTGGGCCCCTCGGGCGCCGCCACGAACTTTGATACAAAGTTTATCACTACGAAACGCCGCCACGTGCCCCCGTCGTTGGTATTGACCTTCGGCTTGTCGTTACACGCCAGATGAAACTTACACTGTAGCTCGAACTCCGTCATCGCTTTAGATCCCGCAAACAAGTCACGGGCCAGAATCTTCTCGGACGACGTGAGCTCCTTCATGAGACCAGTATTGATGGGGACGGCGTCGTCGGGCTCCTGCATGCTGACGAACCGACGGCCCTTCAGGCGGACAACCTCGGGCGCCGCTGCCGCAGACTTGTTGCGACCCTGTGTAATCAGCGAGATCGGCACCTTGCACGCATAATCGCCGAGCGCAGTCTCCATCAAGTTCACGAGCATCGACTTGCCGTTGGAGCCGCTGCCGGTGAGAATGTGAAACTTCTGATTTCCGACTCCGTTCAGACTTTTGGACATGTGTACGAGCGTGTATTCACGCACTTCGGGATCCGGCAGGACCTTCTGCAGGAAGTCGTTGATCTCGGGCCACTCACGGTAGTGCCGATAGGTGATGTCGGGGTCTACGTCTAGTTTCGTCGAGAACGACAGGTAGTCTTCGGGCTTGCCGTCTCTGAACTCGCACGTCGTCATATCGAACACACCATTGCGACATGCGAGCAAGTAACGGTTCTCGTCGACCCGCTTCGTGAAGGTCTCGTCGAGGAACAACTCGCTACACTCCCGCATGACGTTGTTCTTGAATGCCGTCATCTTGAGCTTCTTGGCGACCTTCTGAAGATCGTCCTCGATACATGCGGCAGAGCAGAAGTCGCACGCACATGCACGAGGATCCTTCGCATCGCACGTCCCCGCCAGATCGGTCATACGCTGCCCGTGAACGGTGGCACGCTGACGGTACATTCTCCAGATCTCGGTCGACAGCTCTTGTTGTAGCTGCACACCCTTGTCGAGCTCGTCCCATACGTGGCCCGTGAACTTGTACCATACGTTCTTTCCAAAGTTCACGCACTTGAAGGTATCACGGAACTTGCTGTATACGACAGACGCCACGTCGTATTCGGCACCGCTGCGGGAGGCGTCGATCTTCCGCATGATGTTATCCTTCTCGATCTGCGAGTAGCGATCGGGATTGTCTATACGAGACCAGTACAGTAGAGAACCGATAGTGAGTTTCTGACCGTCATTGCGGAATGAGAAGGAGTTCCATTTGGACATGCATTCTCGAAGATTGAACTTGTCTGATCGACGGCTGAACTCCTCAAACTCGTCGTACAGATCGGGGTGAATGTTCTTAAGACACTGGCCGACCTCGACCCACTCTTGGTATTCGGTCGTCCGATGAATATTCAAATTCTGCACGTGCTCTCGAACATGTTGATGTTCCTCTGCAGTGAGTTGTCGGAGAATCATGCCTGGATTCGGACTGGACTCACGGCTGCTTCCGGCCCCAGCCCTGCGCTCCGTCGGGCGACCACGAGCAGGCGTCATCGCCCGTCCTCCCGAAATACGAACACCTTCCCCTCCTGCCGAGGAAATATCGGGAAGGTTTCCGAAGTGTTCTTTCGCCTCGTCCGTCATCGGAGTCTCCCGTTCTGATTCAGTCTCCCGTGTACAGAATTGAGAGAGAACGCCAATCGTAAACGGCGGCGGATCGGCACGGGTAACTGTTCCGTCAAGCCCAATCGTCAGTACCGATGTTGTGATGTAGGGCAGACCCTTTGGCTTCGCAGAGCCGTACATTGTCCATCCCGTCGAACGAGATGCGACAGACTTGTCGTAAACCTTGCCCCATTCCTTCTCCTGCAGAGGCAGCTCATCGAACATCGACATCTTGGTCAGCATGATCTCACGAACGGCGAGCTCGATATATTTCGTTGTGCGGACGTCAGGCAGTAGGATGTGGACGCCGCCCGCCACCCCGTCTCGCTTGACGACCGGCTTCTTCTTTTCCATGACGTATACGAGTGCGTCACCTTCGATTGCGAGGAATTGCCTGAGAGTTTTCACGTACTCGCCCGTAAACTGGGCGATTTGGTCTTGCGTATGCATGTTCTCGGCAGTTCCCTTCACGTACAGGAAATCTAGATCGACTCGACAAGGCCCGAGCGGCGTCGGAGCTTCGATGAGCCATATCTTGTTTCTGTGCACCTCCACATAATCGTAATAGAGCTCGTAGAATTCGGCAAGGTCGTCGCTGCCGATAAAGTACTTGCCCTTGTCGGTGGACGCATCGCCCATCGTCGTATGGGTATGGGGGTTGCCCTGTGCCGTCACCCGCTTGCGCTCGAGAAAATTCACGAGTGCTCCCGGTGTCGTCATTTCACCCCGCTGTATGTAGTCTGGATATATTAATCCCGGCTAAAATCGGTTTTGAACGCATGTAAATGTTTTGAGGAGTCAAAAACGGAAAAAGATGTATTTGAAACAAGGTAAGGTATACTAGGAATGGAGTTCTGCCCTGAGTGTGAGAACATGCTGTATGCTCTGGAGGAAGACGACGGACTGAAATTCAAGTGCCGCAAGTGCCCCTACACCAGAACGATCGACCACGAGAACCCGCTACTGTACGAGCACAACCTCAAGGAGGACTCGGCAGCCCGTATCGTCGTGAATCCATACTTGGCGCAGGACCCTACGCTACCTCGCTTTTCGACGATACAGTGTCCTACCGAGGGCTGTCCTTCAAAGGACGTGGTCGGCGTGAAGCTCGATAAGGTCAACGTTATATGGATGTACCAGTGTGGAGTATGCAAGGCGTCGTGGAAACAGGCGTCGAGACGTAGTTAAATATCGAACTAGTGTAATGGGAAAAAGAAACACCGCCAAGCATTTTTGCAGCTGTGTTAAGAAGGTGAAGGCTTCGAAGAAGGAGCGAACGGAGGGCTCGGCAATTGCGATATGTACTTCGACGCTTCTATGGCCTCACGGCCGCACGCTACACTCTGTTTCCTGTAAGAAGAATCATCTGAAGACGCAGAAGCGGAGACAAAAGAAGAAAGTATGAGATGAGTATAAATGTCGTCCATCTCTCCTCTTGAAGAAGTCGTAGTTGACTTTCCCCCTCCAACGGAGGTGGTTGTCGTCAAAGACACGAAAGAGAAACGGTCCAAGGTTGCCCCCGGCGGTGCTCGGCGGAGTCGCAAGGTGCGCATTCTCATAAAGCACGAGGGGGATCTCTCGAAACTGGGGTACTCGATGCGAAAGTCCACCCGCAGCCGCCACGTGTCTCTGAAAAAGGCGGTGAAGAAGTATGGTCGCCTGTCGACCTCCCGCAAGCTGAACGCTCTGGCCGTGTTCAACAAGCGCCGCCACCCTGCGACGGCTCGCAAGGCACGTGCAGACCGCAAATTTGCGATGAAGTGAGATGATCAATACAACATTCGGTGGATCCGATATATCCGTCTGCGTATGTCCCCATACGGATATGTCGTGTCGTCGTCGATCATGTGGTGCCTGAACACCGAGTTTATTATTTGAGCGTACCATGAAGCTTGGTTGTCCCAAGGTCTGGGACCCATAGTATCCGCTACAATCT